TCGCGCGGTGTACGCCGGAATGTCGCCCGAGGATATTCGAGCGTTTGGAAGTGAGGCGGCGCTGAGTCGGGTTCTCGATAATATCGAGGCGACTCAGCGGGCGACCACGAAGGTCGCGGAGCCTGAGGAAAGTGATCCGCTAGCCGACCTTCCGCCGCTCGACCCGGATGTGTATGATGCCGAGTCTATTAAGATGTACGACGGTCTTGTTGCTGTCATTAAGAAGCAACAGGCTGCATTGGAGTCAATGCAGTCACATCAGAAACAATCCGTGCAAGCCAGCCAACGTCGGGCTGCTCACGATGTGGAAGTTTGGTTTGACGGGCAAGTCTCCAAGTTGGGTAAAGACTTCTCCGAATCCCTTGGCGACGGGAAGTATAGTTCCCTGAGTCGAGGAAGTTCGCAACTTGCGAAGCGAGATGAGTTGGCCAACCAAGTCGCAGTCCTGTTTGCCGGTTACAAAGCCTCCGGTCAGCAGTCTCCGTCGCGCGAGGACGTTTTCGACGCGGCTGCGCGGCTTGTGTTGAAGGATGACTATCTGAAGGCTCACGAAAAGCAATTAGCGAGCGATCTCGCTAAGCGCAGCAAGCAGCACATCGCTCGTGCTAGCGGGCAACAAGATAAGTCCAAATTGTCTCCGGTGGATGAGATTGCTGGTATTCTTGACGCGAAGTATTTCCCCAAGTAATAGAGCAATATTATCCATCGCTAAGTGCGAAGGATACTAACTGTGGGTTTGCAATTCAGTGACATTGATGATGCTGTTCTGTTGACTCAGAATAACCTTATCAAGCGTGGTGCGTTCCTTGACCTCCAAACGGACCTGACGGATCACGTCGCGGTTCGTGAAATCTGGAAGTCTCGCCAAAAGAAGTTTGCTGGCGGATTGAATTGGGAGTTCGAGGCCCAGGTCGATCATAACCACAGCGCTCGCGCTGTGGAGATGTATGAGACGGATGGATCGTCCGTTTCCGACACGATGATCAAGGGTACTGTAGAGCCTCGCCATATCAATGCCCACTACATCTACGATCAACGCGAACCCGCTTTCCAGCGTGGTGGCGTTTCGATTGTCGATCTCGTCCAGACTCGATATACGGCCATGATGGTCAGTTTGTTCGAGTACCTGGAGTCAATTCTGTGGAGCAAGCCAGCGAATAGCGCTGACACCAAGACTCCGTATGGCGTTGGGTACTGGGTGTCGAAGGCCGCGACTGAAGGTTTCTATGGCCTTGGCGACCCGGCCAACTTCCCGCTTGGTCGTGCGAACATCCTGACTTCCGCTCAACCGCGTTGGGCGAATTACTCAGGCACGTATGCCACGGTTTCGCCGGAGGACCTGATTCGCAAGTTGCGTAAGATGCACCGCAAGATTCAATTCCGCTCGGTGGTTTCCCATGCTCAACCCGAGCTTGGTGCCATGAAGAACGGTATTTACTGCGGCGACAACATCATCGGTCTGTGTGAAGAGCTTCTCGAAGCTCAGAACATGAACCTCGGCCAGGACTTGGATAGCCAGGGTGGCCGCGCCGTGTTCAAGGGTTCACCGCTGATTTACGTACCGCAACTTGACGCAGACACCGATGACCCGATCTATCTCCTCGATTGGAAGTGGCTCGCCTGCGGTGTGCTTGAAGGTTGGGAGAATCAGTTGACTGCTCCGTACATGGTTCCTGGCAAGCATCTCGTGCGCCGCGTGGACCTTGACGCGACACTGCAACTTGTTTGCACTAACCTGCGCCGCCAGGGTGTGCTTTACAAGGCGTAGAAATGATAGTGTGGAGTCGTAGGGGCTTCTCCCCTACGACTCGTCTGCTTCTCAGTATCTTCAACAAAATGAAGCTGCTGCGGAGATGAGTCGGAGACTATAAAGTTTGCATGGAAGTGCGTAACAGTTTTTTTCTTTCACACAAGGATTACGACAATGAGTGATCGCAGTATCAATGCCTATCAGAAAAAAGGCAACACGATTAGCGCCTGGGTTTGGTACGAGGGCGTGGATGCCCTGAAAGAAGGCCAGGGAGTTTGCTACAACTGGGATTACGGTACTGCCGCTTCAGTTGATGCTCGTCGATACAACCGCGTTGAGTTGCCGACGATTCTGAATGCTCCGCACTTCGCGGGCGTGTCAGCAATGGCCCATGCCGCGAGCGCGACCGGCCAACTGATCGAGATTTACCTTCCCGGTAGCGTGTGCCCGGTCTTGACGAAGAAAGCGCTAACCATCGGTGTCGGTCGAATTACCTGTCAAGCGGGTGGGACTCTTGCTGGCTACTTCACCGCCGAAGGTTTCGAGGGTAAGGGTTCGGCAGTGCCGCTCCAGACTCTCGATACCAGCACGACTGCCGCTACAACCCTGTGCGTGCTTGAGGAAGGCCCGCAATCGGGTTTGCAGGAAGTTATCTCTTCCGTTACGGGCGGAGCGATTACGTGCATGGTTGGTGGGGTGACGCATTTCGCCACCACGACCATCACCGGTTCTGATAAGGCGTTCACGATGGCCAACGGAACTAAGATTGGCCAACTGAAGCGTTTCGTTTGCGACGGCGCGCAGTCCTCCTACAATGTCGTGATTACCGTCAATGGTATTCGCGTCGATGGAAGCACTGCTTCAACGACCGTGACGCTCACTGAGTCCGCTGATGAGTTCACGGTTCAGTGGTTTGGAGATTGGTACGAGAAGGGTCAAGTTGCTGGGACCTATGCGTAGTGAATGAAGTGCTGGTCCGATCAGTAGGGTGTTTCTCTTCCGCCCTACTGATCGGATGCTTCTGTAGGGAGGTATCTCATGGCTGAGTCAGGACTGTCGGTAGGTTATCCAGAGTTGCAAGCTGAGGTAGGTTTCTATCTTGGCTACGGTCGCACTCACGCTACTTGGACCGCTGCACAGTTGGCCGAGGTACTCGGCATTGTGAATTCTGGTGTTCGCCGGGTGTATTATCCTCCCGCCGTGAATGCGCAAACAGTTGGATATGAATGGAGTTTCCTGAGACCCTCCACGACTCTTGCAATAACTGTCGCTGGCGGTTACGACTACGATCTGCCCGATGACTTCGGGCGATTGATCGGCGTGTTTCATTACGCCGCTGCGGAATATCGGAATCCGATATCCATTATCTCGGTGAGTCATCTTCTCGATCTTCGTGCATCGTCAAGTTTGACCGGCTCCCCGACAGTTGCCGCAATTCGGTACAAGGCTTCTACTGGCGCTGCTGGTCAGAAGCAGGAAGTACTTTTCTTCGCAACTCCCGATGCCTCCAAGACGTTGAGTTATGAATACGAGGCGTATAACGGGGCGTTGTCAGATTCGTTCCCGTATCCGCTGGGTGGTATGCAACTCGCTGAGCTTTATATTGAGTCATGCTTGGCGATTGCGGAGACGCGAATCAACGATGAGATTGGTCAGCACGCTCAGCAATTTCAAGCGTTGCTCATTGACGCTATTACGCGAGATCGCAAGCGCGGCGCGCAGACATATGGTCACATGGGAAACAAAGAAGAGGAAACTGAGTTTTTCCGTCGTGGGTACACTGGGGAAGTGTATCCAATCACGTATGGTGGGGAGACGATCTAATGCCGGTAAGAAGTGCTGGATTAACTCCCGAGCAACTCGCAATGCGTGAGTACGAGGCTAAATTAGCAGCCTGGAAGGCTGACAAAGAAGCCAAGAGACAGGCTGCCATCGCGGCCTTTAATGCGTCTCCAGAAGGTAAAGCTGCGGCGCGGAATCAAGCTTCCGCCAGGAACAGGGAGTCAGTGCAGAATGCAGTTGCTCCCGGAAATATCTGGCAGACGATAGCGCAACTCCTGGGGCAGTAATAACAAATCAATTTTTGTGGCTACGCGGACAATCGACTGTCTTTAGTTAGAACGGTCACTACAACAAGGATTTTCTCATGCTTGCTCGAATTGCGAAGTTGCTCTTGATTCAGCAACCGCTTCCCGGCCCTGGCCTCTTGTTTGCCAGTGGTCTCGTGAAGCCGGTTGATGGAACTAAGGGGTATCGAACTGGATGCTTTTTTCAGCATACCGATGGTGCTGCGAATACTGCCTGCTATATCAATGAAGGTTCAGTAACGTCTTGCTTGTTCCAAGCCATTGCCGCTTCCGGCAGCGAACTTCTGTCGGACTCGGCTGACGTTGGCGTGACCGACTACACTGCTGGCTCGATCCTCGTCGCTGATGGTGATAGCTGGGAAGAGGTTGCTGTGAGTGGTCAGGCCACATTGGCCGCGACCGGCGCTCTCACGATTCCGCTTCTCAGTGCGACTCTTGGTGTCGTGACTGCCAGCAAGGCGGTTATCGTTGACGCGAGTAAGGATGCTAGCGCCTTCCGAACTGTCGGATGTGTGAATCTCGATTGCGGTTCCGCAGCGGGCGCTGGTGTGGGCGGCACACTCGACATCTATTCTGCTACGACCGCGAAGGGTCGTATGGCTTTCGCGTATGTTGATGCCCTTGCCGATAACTCCCTGCTCATCACGAATGACCAGATCAGCGGAAGTGATAAGACTGCTACGTTTACGAACACCACTGGCAAAGTGGTTTTGTCTACTGCAGCCTTGACTTGCGCAGAGGTTGACGTTCTTGATGCCGTGACTCCTGGTACTGCTGCCGCGAGCAAGGCCGTAGTGCTGAATTCTTCAAGTCACATTGACACACTGAAAATGACGGCGTTGTGGATCGGAGCGTCAGGTTCGGCTACTCAGGTTACTGCTTCCGCCGCCGAGTTGAACGTGCTGGCGAGCGCCACTGCTGGTGATGTAGTTGCGTCTAAGGCTGTTATTACTGACGCATACAAGGGAATTCGGTTCGGTGAGTTTGCAACGGCTGGTGCAACAACTGGACAGATAGCACTTGCTGATACGATGGACCATTACGCGGATGGTCAGGTTGACGTGTTGGCAATCTATGGTGCTAGTACCGCCGATCTTGGCGCTGCCCACAGCGCTAAGCTGGCGCGCTTCCGACACATGGTAAACTGCACTGCTGCTGCGCATGAGGTTTACGGCGCTGTGGGCCAGTTAGTTATTAAAGACACTACGCTTACTCACTTGGGCGCTGGCCTAATGGGAACCCTTGAGGGTCACACGAGTGGTGTTGTCTTGAATTCGTCGTATACGATTGGTCACGGTTGCGTTATTGCGCGTCTTGGTGGGCATGCAGCCATTACCGCCACTACTCCAGTTGCCGGATTCCTTGCGTTCAACAACGGAACGGCGGCTCTCGCTGGTGCCGCCAGCAAGTCGGTTGCGTTTGCAACCAGTTCGCTTAGCGCCACCTATCCGTGGAAGATTGGTATGTACTCTCCGGTTGGCTCAGTTCTCCAGGGTATTCGGATTGGGGATTGGGTTGGTTCCGGTGCATCTGGTAGCGCGCTATCGTTTACCAGTGCCCTCGATCTCTATGGAGATGGTCAACTCGATCTGATGGGTGTGTATGGTGAAAGTACTGCCGATTTGACTGCTGCCTATAGTGCTAAATGCGCTAGGTTCCGACATATCGCTACCGGAACTGCGTTGACTATCAATCACGAAACCTACGGTGCCATCGGACAGTTGGTTGTGAAGGGGACTACCCTAGGCCACCTGCATGCTGGTCTAATGGGAACCTTGGAAGGCCATACTTCCGGTGCCGTTGCGAATGGTGCTTATGAGCATGGCATTGGAGCTATCATTGCTCGTGTCGGCGGAGGCGCTGCGATTGCAGCCACGAAGTCCGTGTCTGGCGTTATCGCGTTTTGGAATGGTGCCGCTCTTGGTACCGCTGGCGCTGGTTCTAATGCGTTTTCGACTTGCGATACTGGAGATGGCCTGTGGACAAATGGCTTGGCTATTAACCGGGCTACGAATGCCTTTACGTTCCCCGCTTCGGGGACTGCTCCGGTTGCGGCTGGCGCTTATGCCGTTGGCGGTGGAACCATGGTAAGGATTTCGGTACTGGTTGGTGGCCTACAGTATTACATGCTCGCCAGCACTGAACCCAAGGCTGATGCAATCGAGTAGTCGTGAGTGATCTTAATCCGCCGTTCGGCACCCCCCCTCTAAAGGAATGGCGGGGTGGGGTGCCGGGCGGCGGTTCTTTCTCTTGACAATCTAACTCAGTGAGGCTATGATATGGCTAAGGGTAAGTATACCGGAACTGCGGCAAGCGTTTTACTTCTCGCCGCAGACAACAACCGAGATCACCTTACGATTCAAGCATTGAATGCTACGCAACTTGGCATTGGCGTCGGAGTGGCCGCTGTCGCTGATGAGGGTATCCAACTTTACGCCAAGGGTGATTCAGTGAGGTTGGACGGCGCGGAGGCTCGCGCTGCGATTTACATCATAGGAAACGGAGCAACGGGGCAATACGTGACCGGAGATGTTTGGCTTAATACCTAGTTCCGCACCTTTAGAAGAGAGGTTCCGCCATGAAGTTGTTGCAAGTGTATTCGTCTAACGCTATCTGGGGTAAACTCGCTGGGATGAGGCTCAGCCCTAAGATGGCCTACGATGTTCTGAAGTACGCGAAACTCGTTTTCGCGGAGTACGACATCGTAGAAAAGACGCGAGTTGCGTTGATTCACGAGATTACGGACACTCTCGACAATGAAAGCGCAAGCATAGAGCCGGATTCTGCCGACCATGCTGCATACGTGGAGCGTTTCGGTGCCATGCTTGATGTAGAGAGTGACCTGAAGCCGAGCGCATTGAAGTTTGATGCGTTGATCGCTGATCTCGACGCGAGATGCAATGCCTTGACCATTCAAGAGATTGCAGCGTTGGAACCGTTCTTCGCAGAATAACAGGCGGTGAAAAGTGAAGAAAAGACGACTCGATTTAGTTTTTCCATTTTCGGGGCTAAATCGGCAGGGATCATATCGTCAACAGGCACCCTACTCTTCAGCCGATCTCCTGAATGTCAGGGGAACCGGCACGCTGGCTGGTAGGGAGCGCGGTGGCAGCCGTCCGGGGCTCATGCAGTCCCACGTTGACGATATTGGGTCTAACGTCAGGATGCTCTCTCCGATGGTCCTGGCGCTTGGAGATGGGTTCGCAAACTTCTCCGATACCTTCAGCGGTCTTTCGATGGCCGCTGCGTGGTCTAAGCCAGCTTGGGCCGCGTCCCTTCCGTTGATTCTTTCCGCTGTCCCTGCTGCTACAGTTGATACAACCGTAGCAGATGGGGCGGCGATCTTGACTCAGCAAACGATTGATGTGGCGCAATCGTACACAGTCGAGGCTCTCATAGTTCCTTGGGAGGGTGCTTTCCACGGCAAGTATCGGTTGTACTTGCGCATGGCCAGCACGCCAGCCATCGGGACCGCCGGAGTCACGGTGGAATTGACCTCTACTGGAACGTCTGGCGCGTACTCGATCACATTGACTAATGCGACTACCGTAGTGCATACCGCAACGGGAACGATCACACCAAGGGCCGGGTGGCTCTCTGCTACTGTAGTCGGCGACAATGTGACGGTATATTGGTGCGATACTGAAGTGATCTCATCTCATGCCGTGACTGCTCCGGCAGCGGGAAGTATGGTGGGATTCGGGTTGGTGTGTTCAGTCGCTGGTGGCGTGAATCTCGTCAACGTCTTTCGTTTGCAGTATTACTCCACCGCAGCCGTGAATTCCTTGCGGTCTATATTGGTCGCTTCAGCCGATGGAGACCTGTGGCGTGAAACCGAATACCGTCGCCTAGAGAAACTCTCCACGACATTATCATTGAGTGATAGTTCCCCGTTGATGGCAACGCAAAGCGGGCAAGAACTCTACATTGCTGATTGGTGCCATCCTGTCGCTCACTCAACCGATGGAACTGTCGCTGGGACTACTTTCGACGACGCAGCCGGTAAGAATTGGGTTACGCTTGGGGTGAGTGCTGCTGACATGGTGGTCGTGGTATCCAATCCCACGGGAACCGCCGTCGCTGGCACATACAAGATTTCGACTGTTGCAGCGGGAACCATAACGCTGTCATCTTCGGCTGGAACTGGAAGTTGCTCGTATCGAATCGAGCGGGCTCCGAAGGTCTATGATCCACTGCTGGAAACATTGTCGCTGATGACTGCGACACTTTCGGGAACGATCAGCACACAAACATCTCCTGGTCAGGTTCCTTCGGGGTGTCCGTTGATCTGCCGATTCATGGATCGCGTTGTATTCGCTGGCGGCGAAGTGGCTCCTCATGTTTGGTATATGTCGCGTCAAGGTTATCCGCTCGATTGGGATTACTCGCAAGAGGATGTCCAGGCTGCCATCGCAGGGACCGCAAGCGCGGCCGGGGTGCCCGGCGAAGGAATTACTGCCCTGGTTCCGCACAGCGATGACTACCTAATTCTTGGGTGCCGAAATTCGCTATGGCGTATGCGTGGGGACCCTGCATCAGGTGGTCAACTCGATTGCATAAGTCATGCGGTAGGAATTATAGGTCCTAAAGCGTGGTGCTTGACACCCGATGGGATTCTCGTGTTCCTGTCGTTGGACGGTATCTACGGAGTGCTTCCCGGTGGCGATGCTTTCCCTCAAGCGATGTCTCGACCGATGTTGCCAAGGGAACTGCAAAATCTCAATCCAGATGAACTGACGATCTCGCTTGAATACGATATCCAGGGAACTGGAATTCATATCTACTTGACACCAACTTCATCGAACACTCAGATTCATTGGTGGATGGATTGGAATCGCAAGACGTTCTGGCCTATGTCGCTTAGTGCTGACCATGAACCGACTGCGACATGCACGTTGCAGGCGACCGCGATAGAAGAGTCGGGCGTCATACTTGGCGGGCGCGATGGCAAGTTGCGCCGCATGAATGACCTATCAGAGGATGATTGCGGAACTGACTTCACATCTTACGCTGTGTTAGGACCTGTCGCATTGAACAGCGATCTTGATGTCGGAACTGTCCATTCACTTGATGCCGTCATTGCAGAGGACAGCGGCGATGTGACGTGGGCATTACAGCCATCGCTTACGTTCGAGGGCACGTTCAGCGCTACCGCGACATCGACTGGAACGTGGGTCGCCGGTATCAATGCGACAGTGCATCCCGACGCTCGCGGTCAAGCGTTCGTGTTGAAGTTGACTGGGGAGACGGGGCGCCGGTGGGCGTTGGAGCAAATCACCGCGACAGTAAAAACTGGCGGTCGAAGGAGGATTCCGTAATGTCAACATCCTATGATAATTTGGGAGGTAAGGGAGATAGAACTGCCTTAATCACTGTAACTGCAACTAAGGGAATAACGTATGTCTCCCCCGGAAATATAACTTACTTCGTGAATGGAAACACGACGGAAAGTAAGGTATATCTGTCGAACCAAGCCGTAGCTGGATTGTATATTAGATTCGATTTTGGTGTAGGAGCGAGCAAGATAATCGACGAGGCTACGTGGTATCAGAGTGTCAGTTCCACTCATGGAGTATGGCAGTGGCAGGGGTCAAGCGACGCTGCATCATGGACTGATATAGGTGCCACTTTCACTTTAGGTGGTACAGTTCAAGTTCAGACATCCTTGAGTGGGAATTTGAGCGGATATAGATATTACCAAATGATTGGCGTTAGCGGAAATGCCGTCAATACACCCTGGACTCGTGAGATCGAGTTCAAGATTGATAATCTTCCGACAGTATTGACAATGCCACTCTTCCAACTAGCAATATAGGTCGTTTCATGGCAAACATCTTGTATCAGATTGGTCTCGTTGATCTGCTCACGACAGCAAAGACGTGGGGCGCAGGCACATGGAAGGCCGCTCTTGAGCGTAGCACTTCAACATATACGCCATCTAAGGATGACAACTCAATCCTTGATGCGTCGGGGCTCATATTGATTACCGTCGCATCTTACACTACGCAAACAATCGGGTCTCCGACTGTTGTTGTCGATGACGCTAACGACAGAATTGTCGTGAGTTGTGCCTCAATAGCTTTCGGGGCACTTGAGGCCGGGCAGACCGTCAAGTCAATTATCATCTATCGAGACGACGGTGGGAATGGTGTTCCTCTCCTGCGAGTGGACACTGACGCCGGTGGCTTGCTCCCGCGCGCTCTTGGCGGGGGCACGTTCACTGTCGCGCTGAATGCCGTTGGACTTATGACAATCGCTCAGGCGTAACATGCTGTACGATCTCACTATTGTTGACGGTACAGTAGGCCAGCTTCCGCTGCTTACTAGTTCGTTGACGTTGTGGGCTCCTGAGATGGTTCTGCCTGACCCTATTGTTATCACGCTTCCGTTATTCTCAATGTCGGGATCGTTATTTGACCCGACGACTCAGAATAACGTAACGGTAAACCTTCCGCTACTCGATTGTCATATTTCATTATTGTCTCCGGTAGTTGCTTCGTCATTCGCTGTGATTCCAAGCACTACGTCGGGTGCTGTGAGGGCTCGAAGGCGAGCGCCAAATCCCTATAGCCAGACCGAGATGCGGAGAGCTTCGCAGTTGAGTAAGGTCGATTCTAGCGACAATGAGATACTAATAGCAACTGTCAACGAGAGCCTACTTGGAATACAATCCGACCTCACTTTCTTAGAAGAAGAAATGGATGCCATCTTGGCGTCATCTGACACAACGAATTCAGCAGAGACCGACGAGACGATTGCTATTGGCCAGTGTGTCTACATGAAGAACACTGGTCGCGTCGGATTGGCTAGGGCGAATGCTGCGGCTACTCGAAAGGTCGCTGGTATCGCCATTACGGCGGCCACTTCGGGTTATGCAGTGAAGTACAATGCAGATGGAAAACTCACGAGGTCTGATTGGACCGCTGTTGCGGGTGCTGCCGCGCTTTCTCCTGGAACTGATTACTTCTTGAGTACCTCGTCCGCTGGATCAATCACGTCAACTGCCCCGACTTCTGCTGGGGATTACGTCGTGAGAGTTGGAGTCGCTTCGTCTACTACTGTCCTCGACATTGAAATCGAAAACCCCATTTTACTCTAAGGAACACCTGCTATGGCGGCGCGAAAACCCCTTGTGATTGTGGCCGGTCAAATTGAGCAACTCCAGTCAGGGGATACGCTCAGTGCGACAGTTGCGGAAGTTGAAACCATTACTCAAACGAATGGCGAAGCCGACGCTCTCGTTATTGGGTCGGCTGTCTATAATGACGCTGCTGATTCAGTGAAGCGCGGTCAGTCTAATGCCGCTGCGACATCCGAAATTATCGGGTTTGCTACTGCGGCTACGATAGCTACTGGACAACCCGCCACCGTGCAGACCAGTGGAGTTCTTGAAGCTACAACCGATCAGTGGGATGCGATGTCTGATCTAACTGGTGGATTGAATGTCGGTGAGGTATACTATTTAGACGATGCGGTTGCTGGCGAAATTACTGCGACTGCGCCGACTACCGCAGCTAAGTACGTCGTGAGAGTTGGAAGGGCGATCAGTACAACTGGTCTGTTGATTGAAATTCGCGCACCGATTCTTTTGTAATTCAATTCTTTTGTAATCCAATCCAAGAAAAAAAGGGGACTTAATATGTCCGCTCGAATACCGCTTATAATTAAAGATGGCGAGATTCAACAGCTTCAAGCTGGCGACACTCTCGACTGCGCTCAAGTCGAAATTGAAATAGTTACGCAAACCAATGGGGAAGCCAACGCTTTAGTAATCTGTTCTGCCGTCTATAACGACGGCGCTGATTCCGTCAAGCGAGCTATAGCTACTGCCGTAGCAACCTCGGAGGTTCTTGGGTTGGCGACTGCCGCTACTATAGCCGCCGGTCAGCCTGCTACGATCCAGACTAGCGGGGTGCTGGCGGCTACGACCGGCCAGTGGGATGCTATGGCCGCTGCTGCTGATTCACAGAGCGGCGGATTGACAGTCGGGCAAGTGTATTATCTTGACGAAGCCGCTGCCGGAAAGTACACAAAGACTGGAACTGACACTGTTGGTTCGGCTCTCGTCAGGATCGGTATTGCTATCAGCACGACCGAGATGCTCATTGGAATCAGTGAACCCATTTTGTTGTAGTCATGGCAACGAAAATTCCACTTGTAATATCCGCCGGTCAGGTGCAGCAACTTCAGGCTGGTGACAGCATTGACATAGCTGGCGATGCGTACTCGCTCGTGGATGGAACTCGTCCATTCACGGGCGTTGTTGGTGGCAAACTGCCTACGGAATCGTCTCATCTCGCAACGAAGGAATATGTCGATAGCGCTGTGAATTTCGTGCATGAATTGTATCTCACCAATACGGCTGATGCTATTGGCGGGATATACTACAAGATGGTTGAAGCTCCAACGGGGGAAGCGGCTGGCACGTTTACTATTGCGTCCCTTGGGGCAGGAACCCACGCGCTGACTAACTTCATTTCGATTGCGGGTACTCCAGGCGCCACCATTCTCAAGAGTGGTATCTACGAATCTCATATACATGCTCAGGTAACAGTAGGAAATAAACCTACGAAGATTAAATTCGAGTTGCATAAGAGAGCATCTGGCGGTGCTGAGACTTTACTGATGACATCGGAATCGTCTGAATATGTTACTGCTGCCGCTACCGTGAATATCCATGCCACACTGGCGGATGACGAAATACTTCTCGTAACTGATAGGCTAGTCATTAAGTATTACGCCGTGGTTGAAGCTACTGGTAGTGACGTGACAGTTGTGCTGTCAGTTGAGGGTACTACTGTGGCGCACTTCGCATTTCCGACGACGACTGAAATTCTAAGCACGGTCTTTCTTCGTCAGGACGGAACAAAGGAACTGACCGGAAACTTGGCTGTTACCGCCACCAAGACAGTGGATGGTCGTGATGTGTCAGTTGACGGCACGGCACTAGATGATATCGCTGGCGGATACTCACGGGGTAACGCGCTAATTAACGGTGGATTCGATTTCTTCCAGCGCACTGCGCCCGGAACCTTGACGGCAGTTGCCGATGATGCTTATGGTCCAGATAGATGGAACCTATTGACGCAGACAGCATCCGTGCAAATTCAACGAGTGGCGGGAGACGTATATTCAGTAAACGCAGGACGCATGAAACAGAATCAGGCGTCCGCTCAACGAATGGGTTTACTACAGATTGTCGAGGCCGTTGACTCGAAAAGGTTTCGCGGTAAGACTGCGATTTTCCAGGCTCGGGTTAAGTGTAGTGCCAGTCAGGCGATTAGGATAGCCATCCTAGAATGGACGGGAACTGCTGACTCGGTTACGAGTGATGTCGTCAAGGATTGGACGAGTGCAACCTATACGGTTGATAATTTTTTCCTTGCTACTGGTTTGACGATTACGGCAGTCGCAGCCGTTACGCCAGATGCAGATACCTGGACTGCTATCTCAGTGAGCGGAACGGTAAGTGCAAGTTGCAATAACATTATCGCTTTCATCTGGACTGAGGCAACGGCAGCGCAGAACGTAACTCTTGATGTTACCGAATCTGGGTTGTATTTCGGTAGCGTCGTGCGGTCATGGAATCCAAGGCCAGTTGCGCATGAGTTGGCTTTGTGCCAAAAATACTTCTATAGCTCTAGCGTGGTTTGTCCGGTAAATGGTGCAGACACCACGACACTTGGGGCTGGTTGCGAGATTGGTGGTGGTACCGGCTTTTGTTTCGAGTCATCCGCACACTGTACTGGAGGGGGCGGGGTGTTGACTGTACCAATCACAATGCGTGCTGCGGCCACACCAACTGCGTATGGAACATCTCTGGGTTACTGGTTTTACCAAGCCGGTACCACCACTAGTTATCAAGCGATAAGTTTGATACACAACGGAAGACTACTATACATTGCCGGGTCAGTAGGTTTGGCCGACCTTAGATCAATATATTTATGTGGGGGCTTCACATTAGGATGCGAACTTTAACGAGGAGAGTAACTCATGTTCATTTTGTTTGGTGATAACCTCACCCCGGTAGCCGTGTTCGACACCAATGAGCAGTTAAGTGCTTACGTCAACTCACTGGTTGCGTTCGGAACATCCGAGATTGATCCAGTCCTAAAAGCTCAGAGTGTGCTGGCCGGACAAGTTGACCACCAATCGCAGTCCATATCGAGCGTGTGGGAGTCAAACCCTGACTGGAAGAACACACTCAATAAAGCAAAGCTATGCCCAAGGAATCCGGCATGCGCTCCCGCCAGTTCTCTTGCGTTGCAGGCTGAGAAGGTGAAGATGCAAACGAAACACGACGAAGCTGTAGCTGAAATCGCCAGGATAGACGCACTACTCGGAGCGTAATCATGTCAGGTAAGTATGCCTACACTGCGTTGCCTGCCGTGGTTACACCGCTGGTACTGCCAGCGTTGTGGAACCCCGATTGGGATTTTCCGGGCGTGGCTCCTCCTGGTTGGGTGTTGACTGATGATACGGCAGTAGGGGAGGATGGAACAGTCAACTGGAGCAAGGGTAGAGTTATCGTAAGACCGCTTACTGGACTGCAAACAACGGATGAAGGCGGAACTGATTATGTTTATGTCAGATTGTCCAAAAGACCGAATACACTAGCTGCTCCTGGAATTACAGTAGTAACTGTTCCTATACACTCTTCCAATGAGTCAGTTTGTAATTTAGATCAGAACTGGCTTGATTTTACTTCGGATAATTGGGGTACAGAGCAAGCCGTCAAACTAACTGGACTCCATACCGATGGTCCAGTTTCAACATTGTACGAGATACATACTGGACCAGCAACGGGAGGTGATCCGCTTTATCAAGATGTAGTAGGGGAACCCGCTCTCGCAACCCACTACGCTAATGAGGAATTGACTGTATTCACTGTGGAATTCATGGAGACTCAGGAAACATACTGTGCGCCTTGTCCTGGGCAGACATACAGCGTTTGCGATTCACCATACCCAGAGCCAATACGGTGTCCTGGACGAACAAGCGAAAACGGAGGATATAGGCTCGAATCCGAGGTGCTTATGGATTACTCGAAGCAGAGCCTAAGGGAACTATGCGACGGACTTCCATTACTTGATCCTTCAGACGACGAATTCATTTTTCGTCTACAGACGGTAAGGACATATTCCGATAGGCCAACTACATATTATTCTCATGGATCGGCGGGAGGAATTATCGGAAAGGATGGAGTAACCAGATGGGAGGGTGCGGATGTTGAGGTCGGCAAATATGCGCAAAGTGCGCATGTACATCTATGGAAGAGTTGTACTGCGTCAGGTACATTATGCTTGGCACCTGGAACTCTTATTGCGTGTCTTTGTGATTGGATATTCCTCGAAGAGACTGCGGTAGGAAGCGAAACTACCTGCACATCTATAGAAATTCAGATTGTTTATCCGTGGGCATATTAAACCATGACTAGGCAATGCCAGCTACTTGTGATGAGTTCAGGGGTGGTGCAATTCTGTATCTGCGCTCAGAGTAAAAGGAGGGTAACTCAAGAAGAGTGCAACCGATGCAAGACGGCAGTTGCGGATTCTCCGAAATCTAAACCGAAATCTATTGCACAGAAGATAGTGAAGTATTCAACGGCCATTGCTAAATGGATGGCTGCCGGAATGCCAACACGAGAAGAATCCGAAGTCAATTTCATTTACGATACTCATTGCGCTGGCTGCGCTGTGCTTGATAGTTGCCCATTGTGCGGATGCAAGGTCAACAAGAGTAAGATCGCTTTTCTGAATAAAATCAAGATGGAAACTGAACATTGCCCGGAAGGCAAATGGTAATCATAAATTCAACATAAGGGGAATATAACGTGGTAGAATTTTACGAAGGCGGCGACATGGAGAATATCCCTGACGATTGGGGATACGACGAAAATTACGACTGGGAACCGACTAATGAGGAATACGATGGCCCGATAGAGACTACCTGGAATTCCGATCCGTATCTCACTAAGGAATCTCCGGGGGCGGAAGGAGGAGTTGGGCAGACTAAGTTCTACGAACCGAGTCGGGGTTCAGACAAAATGCCAAGGTATATCGGTCTTTCTCCATCCAAACCTTTCGGAATGTCGGGTGGTGGTGGTGGTTATAGACCGAATACCCAGGAGGAAACTGGTGCTGCTAAGATTGCTGCGAGAACTGCGCAGGCTAATTTAGACGAGCAGATTCGGCAATATAACACAGAACAGAATGCGCGTAGAACCTCGGCCATCCAGGGAGGAGAGGGTCTTGTTAATCTCGTGAACGAGTATAATCGTTCGTATGCCCAGGCCCGATATGACTACGAGCAACGATATAACCAGATGCTCGGCATTGCTGACTCAACAACTTCGCAACAGCAGGCCGATGTTCGCGCTCAATATGCTGGCCAGCGATCAACTGGTATGCAGAAGCTTCAGCGACTAGGTATGGCTAATACGTCGTTGACATCTTCGATGCAACAGGGATTACAGCGCGGAGAGAGTGATTCGTTGAATCGACTCGCTGACACAATGCAGCAAACTAAACTTGGGATTATTGGTTCCAAGAAAACTGCCCAAGAATTGGCTCCGAGTCGTGATATGATTCTTGCGGCTCTCGCTCAGGCCCAGGGCGCTTCTGGTTCCTTTGGCGGTCAGCTTACGAAGGCTCTAGGTGCATTAGATCAGGGCTTGAGTCCACTTCCGTATGATCCTAATGCTGGAACTCAGATAGGTCCAGCGCTTACGGATGAGGGGATAACTAAAGCAGTTAATCTTTCTATTGGGAGTAACTGGTAACATGGCAGATTATACCAACAGGGATGAATACGATGCTGCTATGCAGGATTGGCAGCGCGAGCAGGCCCAAGACCGAGAGCAGGACAATGAAATCGAGCGCGTGAGAGCCAAGGCGCAATTCGACGCCGAGACTTTCGAGAAACGGTATACGCTTGAGCAAACGAATCAGATTGCTAAGTACAATACCTACATGCAGTGGGTAGATACCAATGAGGACTTCTCTCCTGAAGATAAGAAGAGAGCGAGAGAGAAGATCGAAATTCTAAAGCTCGGTATCCAGCCGACCGACCTTCCTCGTCTTTCGAGGTTCCCGAAGGGTCGCGGGCCGGGGGATTATTTCGAGGAAGGTGGTATTGGCTGGAAGATTGATAAGGACGGTCAGCGTCAGGAGGTTGACGAGCGGGGTTCAATTCGCGGCGAAGCCTTCCGAGCTAAGACGGCGCTGGATACTCATACCCTCACAGCTGAGGCCGCAAGGGAAGCGGCTGCCGCAAAACGGCTCGATGACTACGAAGAGGGTTTCAGGAAAACTGTAGCTGGTTTCATGGAAAAGGATATCGAAAGTGGTGTGGAAATGAAGGCGAATGCCACTGGGAAAATGGTGGAGACTCCGGTTTTCAGAAAACGTACTTTCGGGGAAGCTAGTCGCATGGCAAGGGAGATATATCCACCACTCGCTCCACAACAGGATCAGCGCATTGTTCCCGGTGTTCCTGGAGCCTCGCAGCAAGGTCAGAAGCGAGACCTGCGCAGTAAGGCTGGTCAAGTAAGTCCCGGAGGGAAATACGTTTGGGATGGAACGAAGTGGGTGCCGAATCAGAAGAGGTAATATCACATGGTAGATGAATACGAAGGTTTGCCGCCACCTCCGGCTGATGACGCAGGGGGACTCCCCCCTGCTCCCGCCGACGACCTCCAGGGTCTCCCGCCGCCCCCGGCAGATGATATGGATGGCGGGCTTCCGCCGCCGCCCGCCGATGATGCGGAGACGGAGGTTCAGGGTCGCGCTCGCGTTGCTGCTATGCGCAAAGCTGCGGGGCAAGTTCCAGTCCCTACTCAGGCTGATATAGATCGTAGACGAATGGGTGGGCCTGGGTCAGACCCCACTCCGTCGGAATCAGATATGTGGCGAGCTTCTCAGTGGTACGGTGAACAGAAGCCTATCGTTCGTGGTGTCACAGAGGCGATGGTTAATGGATGGGTTCCGACTCAGGAAGTTGCTAATCAAGCCATTAAGCATATTGATCCCGAGGACAGAGAAGCCTTCCTGAAGTCAGTTCAGTTTTATGCGGCCAGCAAGCAGAAGGCAAATCAACGCGGCGCTATTACTGGTGCTGTAACGAGTCTTGCCGCTGGTGCTGCTGATCTAGGCGCAGCTAGCGAAGATATCCTACGCACTCTCGGCGCTCCAGTTACGAAGGAAGATTTGACTGACGATCAGAAGATATTTGCTCGCAAGGTTTACAATACTTGGAATTCCGAGAATCCAATCACTGACCCAGAAGCATCCTGGGTTACTCAAGGGGCTCATGGAGTTGCCAGGATGGCTGTCCCGATAACGGCTGGTGTCTTGGCTGCTGGTGCTGCTGGCCCCGCTATGGGCGCAATGGGAACTGCTCCCATCGCGCAAACTGCCGTCAAGGGCGCGCTCGCAGTTGCTCCATTCACTCCCGACATGCGCAACGCAGCTTACGACACTGCCATCGAGAGGGGTTCAACTAAACAGGAAGCGGAGATTATTGCGAATGTAATCACTGCTGTTGGTAGCGCGCTGTATGCCGGTGTTGCTCACAAGTTGACTCCAGGTTGGCTAATGGGAACCAAGGGTGCCAAGACGATTACTGAGGCGTTTATTAACGGTGCTAAGTCTTGGGCTGGCGGTACGGCTACTATGGGTGGTGTTGCTTCCGTAGAGGAAGCTATCCAGCAAGTCGCAGAAGGTAAACTTGACGCCAATAAGGTAATTTCCGCAGGTTTCGAGAGTGCCAAAGAAGCCGCGAAGTTTATGGCGTGGGTCGCTCTTCCGCGAACTGTCGGCATGGCTCTCGGAGTGAAGAAAGATATTCCGCCACTACCCAGTAATCTATCACCTAAAGTTCGGGCTGAGATTAAACGTGCTGGTGAACTAGGTGATGTTCCTTCTCGCAAACAGTTTGGTGAAAAGGGATGGATGCTCGATTTGCCGCAGGGTGTAGGGAGTATGCGGTGGCGTGCGAATGTACTCAAAGCTTGGTCTGCTGAGATACGCAATCGAGATGCCGCTACGTTTCGGGAAACGGAAACGCTGAAGGAAGTCATGCCCGAACCGATCTCTCCCGAAACGCTTGCTGATATTCCGAAGCGCGAGGGGGTGGTTGAGGGTCCTGTTCCTGTTCGGCCTGAGCCGGTTGAAATGGCTCCTGTCGATCCCACCAAGGGTTCGACAATGAAGCACGCCAATATCGATGAACTATGGACCAGCGTTGGAAGGTCAATTCCTGATGAATATATTCCGCAGCGAGATCAGAGGAATCTCGATCAGGCCCAGGCGGAATTGAATGCTAATCCCAATTTCGTTGATGATCTGCTTGCGAGATACGAAAAGAAACCCTTCCCGCCATCCACGATAGAGGGTTCCGCTTTACTGATTCGCAAGAACGAAATGAATCGTCAGCGCAGGAAACTGTCGGCGGATCAGAGTGCGGCGTTCGAGTCCGGTGATGCTGGCGCTGCTGATATAGCCACTGAGGCTCTCGCAAACATTGACGGCAAACTCTACGAGTACGATACCATCTTGAGGGGAATGGGTTCTGAGCGTGGCAGTGCGCTGAGAAATCAAAGGATATTTCTCTTTGAGGATTTCACAATCGAGGGGATGACTGAGAAAGTTCGCAACGCCAAGGGTGGCGCTCCACTTACTCCGCAAGAGAACATTCAGATTGCCGAGTTGAGTCGCAGACTCCAAGAGGCGGAAGCGAAACTAGAGAGAATGGACCTGGATACGAAGGTTAATTCTGTCATTAACGAATCGAAAGACAAGCGGAGTCTATTCGTTAAGGTTGCCCAAAAAGATAGATTCGTCGCAGCCAAGAAAGAACTCGATCTCGCGTGGGACGAATTCAAGTTGACGATGCCGGGTGCTGAGTCAGTCGTTAAATTCGCTAAGGGTGAAGAGGGGACACTAAAGATTGGCGGGGGCGCTGGAGATTGGGATGTCTTTAAGGTCGGTAAGGTAAATGTAGTAAGAAATCCGACTACTGCTGACATTCGAGAAATGAATGCAGCGTTTCGTGAGAGATGGCCCAATGCTCCAACTGGGTCAATAAAGGTACGCAGTACATTCGATATGGAGGGCAATAAGTACAGTTGGATGTCTGATGCGTCTCACGATCAAGTTGAGCCAGAAATCAATCGGAGGTATAGAACTGAAACTGATCAGAATCAATACTTCAGCGGCAAGAAGTCAGTAGATTCGGCTGTAAAATTCGCTAAGGGTGGCGAATTACTTAAAGGCGAGTCTGGCGCTCTCAATGTTGACATGCTGAAGGCTGGTGCAAAACTCGCCAAGGCTTACATTGATCTCGGCGTGGTTTCCTTCAGCGAATTCTACGAAGTCTCGCGCGAGTATCTTGGCGGCAAGTCGGAAATCTACCGCGACACACTTCTCGAAGCGTGGGATAAGGTTAAGAAGGAAAGTGGTATTCCACTCTTGCGAATGGAACCTGGGGATCGCGACTCCATGATTCGAGTGGCTAAGCGGTTGACTCGCTCCGTAGTCCAGAGTGGGATCACTGACCGCGATAAGGTTGTGGCTGAAGTGTGGAAGGAAATGAAGAACATAATTCCTGATATCACTGAGCGTCAGGTCAAGGAATCAATTACGCGATATGGTATCAACCCAGAACTTCCTTCCGATGCTGTAAGCATCGTTGCGGCAGATTTAAGTGGACAACTTTTGCAACTGCTGAAGCTAGAGGACATGGCAGCCGGTAGGGCTCCGCTGGCCACTGGTGCGCGCCGAGAGATTAGCCAGGACGAGCGCCAGTTAATTAAGCAAGTCAACGAAGCGAAGAAGAGAGGGAACTTTCTGAGTGTTGACTTCGCCAAGCAACTCAAGACAGCGCTTGAGTCATCGAAAACCGCAGTCAGGAATTCGTTGACTGATATGGCTAAGGAAATCAAGGACCGAGAGAAGATCGTCAGGGAACGTCGCTCGCTTACTCCTGACGCTGAGTTGATTGCATTGAAGGCGAAGCAAGTCGAGATGCGCAAAATTTGGAATGACATCTTCCCCAAGAAACCGATGTCCACGGAGCAGAAGGTAGCCGCGTCCGGCAGAGCGTTAGACCGCTATATCGCTCAACTTGAGAGCGAAGTAAGGACGCTCCAGGCTGGTGGTGTCGTCCAACCGGGAGAGAAGGCACCGCCGATCTCGACGCCTGAGTTGGAAGTAAAGCGTGCGAGAATCGATGTCTTGAAGGGACAACGCGAAGTTCTGAAGGAAGCCGCCAATCCCAAGATGTCCAAGGAAGAGCGTGACAATCTTAGTTACAAGAATAGTTTACGCAAGCGATTGAGCGATTTGCAGCAGAAGATCAGCACGAAAGATTTCTCAGAGAAGATCAAGAAAGAAAAGGTATATGACAAAGAGACGGTTGACCTTCGCTTCGAGATGGAGCAAACGAAGGCTCGTTTCCAGAAGATGGTTGATGCTAACAAGAAGAAACTCAGGGGAACATTGCAGCGAGCGTGGGAGGTAATCCCAGAGGGATTAAACTTCTCTAGGGCTGTGCTTACGAGCATGGACTTGTCGGCTGTGTTGCGCCAGGGAGCGGCAACTACATTCAGTCATCCTATCTTGACGTTGCGCGCCACACCAGAAATGATCCGATCATTCGGTTCTAGTAAGGCTGCATTTCGAGCGAAGTTGGAACTAGAGGCGAGAGAGAACAGCCGCAACGGCTTATACAGGGTCTCGAAATTAGCCCTTACATCAGTCGAAGGTTCGTTGACTCACCAAGAGGAAGTGTACTACGGATCGTGGGCGAAGAGAGTCCCTGGTGTTGCCGGTTCTGAGCGTGCCTATGTCGGATTCCTTAACCGTATGCGAGCCGATGTGTTCGATTCTATGGTCTCTTCGTTAGGTAGAACTGGGAAAGTCACACACGGCGAAGCCAAAGTAATTGCTAACTGGGTGAATGTGGCTACTGGTCGTGGTGATTTCGGTATGATGAATTCAGCCTCATCGGCAATGGCAACAGTTTTCTTCGCTCCGCGCTACGCGCTATCTCGCTTCCAACTCCTGTTTGGTCAGCCAGTGTTAGGCATGTGGGGTAAGGATACACTTCATGGAACCATGCGCGCTCGTAAGGCTGTGGCCATGGAGTATGGCCGGATGTTAATGGGTCTCGGTATGGTCTATGGACTCGCCCTTTTGTATAATGAATTCAATCCCGACGATCCGATTATATTTGAGGGGAACTTCCAATCATCGGACGCTGGAAAGTTACGGATGGGCGATACTCGAATTGATCCGATGGCTGGCGTAGCTCAGGCAACCGTCTTGCTCACTAGAATAGTGACTGGTAAAACCAAGGGATCGACCGGCAAGATCATTCCGATATCTGGAGATGATGTTCCATTCGGTGGCATGACCATCCCTGGAGCTATCGGTAATTTCCTACGAAACAAATTGTCTCCTGGAATCAATCTCGCCTTGGAGATCAGGACTGGAAAGACACCCGTTGGTGAGCCAACTACTGGACTGGAATCTCTCGGTCGCAATCTCTTGCCGCTGTCGTTTCGTGATATCTATTCAGCGATGCAAGATCAGGGTGCGACTAAGGGAACTGCGCTGACTATGCTGATTCTTCTCGGAATGGGATCGCAAGTTTACGAGGGAGCAACCAAGTCTAAATTCGCTGAGCATATCACGGAGCATTCCGAACTCTACGGCAGAAACGAAAAGACGCATGAGATATTCGATTACAGGGCAGAGAACGAGCAAGTCGTGGCGCAGGCCCAGAAGCTGGGATACTCACTCGCCGATTTAGAGTCTGCCATGGTAGCCAAGATGAGGGAGGATAGACAAGGCCAGGAAGCCATCGACAATGCACGGTCTCGGCTGCGTAGACGGTTCCGGCAATAAGATGCCATTGAACTAAGGATAACTCATGTGTATAATGAGGGGTGAAGGGGACATTCATTATGGTTACGGTACTAGCGATACTTACTGGCGTTCTTGCCGTCTTGGCAATCGTTTCTTCGGCAGTCAGAACACTGCTATCCTGTATACCTCCACTTGGATGGCTAATCCTTGTGTGCGTACTCGGAGGATGGTATCTTGGCTCCAGCGGGGGATGCAGCCTCGGATGCCAAGAGCGAGAGAGAATCCTTCCTATCCCGAGAGTTTTACCCAGGCCCAGATTTAGAGAAACTGAGCCAGAGATTCTAATCCCAGTTTCAGAGGAGATGTCATGTTGGAAGTCGTGATGAGCGGTACAGTGATGTGGGTTGCGGAGCGAGTGATTGTCCTTGCGATCATCGTTATCGCGTTGTCGTATGCGTGGCCCTATCTCAAGACGCTCGTGTCGGGACTGTTGTCTAAGGTGACGAGCGCAGGAACATCATCTACGGTCGTGACTGCTATCGACAGTGCGGTGATAGTTGTAGACGAGTACCAAGCGCGCATTGCGTTGGCTACTGCTGCTCGACTGTTTGAGAAGCACGGTAATCTTCCGGTTGCTAGCGCGTTGCGTAGTTACGTCGTTGACGCGGTTGCTTGGTCCGACACTCCCACAACTGGAGTCTAAGATGACGCGAGGAAAAGCCCTACTCGTTTTGATCGCGCTGTATGTCTTGCTGAAGATATACGGCAGCGGTGTCATTCCCATTCCGATTCCTCCCGCACCTACCCCCGTCACGATGGCTGTTGTCATTTACGAGAGTGAGATCGGAAAGGGATTGACCTTCGACGAGAGCGAAGTCGTTGCTGGCAAGCTGGCCAATGAGATGCGCAAGGTGAATAAGTTTCGCGCGCTCGACAAGGACCAACTACCTGAGGACATGGTGATCCTGCGCGACATTGCAAGGGCGGGTCAGAATGAACCGCAGCGTTGGATACCGTGGCTATTCATCTTTCACGGAAAAGATGTCTCATGGAGTGGGAGACTTCCCGTTCCTGAATCTGCGATAGTTGACCTCGTGAAGCAACAGGGAGGAATCTAGTCATGGGCGAATTGCATATTACCCCCGAAAACTACCTGCAATACACGGGCGCGGGCCAAGACAGAATGTGGTGGGGAGGGTGGCGTCACTTAAATGCCATGCCTCGTCGCAGTCCGTATGGTTCCTTGTCATTCGCTCGGCCGCTGGCTCAGGCAATTCCGATCATTCCGCGTTCTGAATGGAAACGAATGATTGCTGGTAAGGACGCTAATAATTCATGGATGAGATACATTAACGATCAAGCAGGTGTACCATGCCTCGACCAAAACGGTCTGGGATACTGTCACGCATACGGAACAGTGGGCGCTGGTATGACGGCCAGGGCTGTTCATGGTCTTCCGATGATCCACCTAAGCTCCGAGAGTGTCGGGGGGATCGTTACGGGGTGGAAGAATCAAGGCGCGATGCCCGACGACGACCTTGCCGTGTTCGTTAGGTATGGAGCTTGCGCCCAGTCCTTCATGGACAAGGAACATTCCCTGAGACCTAGCCTATGGAAACCGGGCTGGGAAAAGGATGCGCTTAATCACACGGTTGTTGAAGCGTTCGATCTCGACCCGACTGATATCTTCGGTCAGTTGATGACTTGCGTGCTAATGAACATACCGACTGCCGATTGGTATAATTGGTGGGGTCATCATATTCAAGGTCCGCTTCAAGCGAAATTCATGGATGGAAAATACTGGTTGCTTAAACGCAACTCATGGGGAGAAAGCTACGGCGAGAATGGCTATTTCTGGATGGCCGAGGGCTACGGTCGCGGACTTGCGAATCCAGATGGCGGTTTTGGTATTGGAGTAATGAAACCAAGTGAGGTGTAAGATGTGCTGTAAATCGAGAAGGAAACCGAGTTGTTTCGAGGTAGTGTTATACGTCGCTCTATTCTGCTTGATAATTGCGCTGCTGAATAGAGTGAACTGCTCTCCGGCTCCGGTTCCGTGTCCCGTTCCTGCTCCGTGTCCGCTGCCGGAACCATGCCCGGCCCCTGAGCCCGCTCCAGCCCCTACGCCTGCGCCTGAGCCCGTCCCGGTGCCCGAGCCTATTCCGACACCAGTTGAGCCCGAGCCGTGCCCTGAGCCGTCTCCGTGCGATCCGTGCCCGGTTGACGAATGTAGCAGAGGGGGGTGCCCACTCTAATGACGCTATTTCAGGTCCCACCGATTGTTCCGAATCCTCCGGTATATCCGCCATACTACCCGCCATCCCCAGACGGTGGTGGTTTCTGGAACCCGGCGAATTGGGCACCGTTCGTAGAGAAGATCGGAATACCGGGTTTCTTCGCTATCGTGCTGTTCGGTATCTTTATCTACTTCGTGTGGAAGGCTCTTACGCAATGGGATAAGCATCTCATTCGCCAAGAGAGACTCATGGGTTCTCAACTGGTACTTTGCCGGCAAGTTCATGGTCCGGGTGGAACAGCGAACGTGAGCGACTTCCGCGATGCAGGGAGAGACATTGCTGGAGTGTTGCAGGATATGGGCGATGGAATTAGCGAAGAGACAGGCGCTAGTATCAAACCGAAACTAGAAAGACTGCTCGATAGATTGCATAATTCTCCTCCACCGCTTCCCTCGATTAACGACATTCAAGAAAGGGCGAACTAGAATGAGGGCGACTAGGAATATCTTAGTATTGTATATTACGTTCGTTCTACTTCTCGCATGGTATTCGTGGCCTTCTGGAATACCATACGCGCATCTCCAGAATATCACTGTGAAAGTTGAGTCAGGTAACGCAATAGGAACTGGCGTTATCGTGACTCGACAAGTGGGAGATGTTACGCGGTCCTATGTTTGGACAGCGGGGCATGTGGTAGAGAACATGCTTAGGGCAGATGGGACATTTAGTCAAGTCGCTGTGTCCTGGGAAGTACGCGAGAATGGGCAGTTCGTTGAAGAGGTGAAAATTCCCGCGAAGGTTATCGCGTACAGTGGTCCAGAGGATGGGGAGGACCTAGCATTGTTGGAAATTCTCCAGGACAATTTATGCACTCTCGATGTGTCAGCGAACTTCATTCCCAGTGACGGCATTCCAGCCATTGGGACCGAACTCGTGCATGTGGGATGCACAGTTGGGCTCTACAATTCCGTCAGTCTCGGTATAGTCTCGCAGACAGATAGGACACTAGGCGAGAGTTGGGGAACATTCGATCAGACTTCCGTCATGGGATACCCCGGCTCTTCCGGTGGCGGGGTCTACTTGACGGATGGTCGCTGCATTGGACTGTTGACCAGAGGGGCCGGAGCCGGGCTCAACTTCGTTGTGCCGGTGCGTAGAATTTCAGAGTGGGCCATGGATACTGACATCTTATGGGCTCTTGATCCCAGCATTCCTGTTCCACTCGTGCGGGCTTCGACTGAGTTGGAGCAGCAGTAGAAACGCACTGCAAATCAGTGAATAGAAACATTTGGCCCGGCAAGTCTGCGGGCCTTTTTTCGTTAGTATCCTTCACTTCGATCTCCGTCGAACACTAAGGAATGTTCCGATCCAACTTCCAGCCGCGAAAGCAACGCAAGCTACAACGCATTGCTGTACCACAAGCACTGTTGAGACTAAGGTGCATAGGTATAGAATGACGCTATAGTTCGATGCTGCGATTGCACGCTTCTCTTGCACTGACGCAACGGTGCGCACCCACACAACATCCAAGACGGCACCAACCAGGAAAGCTGCAAGCAGAATGAATATCGTCATGTCATCCTTCCCATAGCATCTCGTGTAGGCAGTATCCAGCCAGCTTAATCGCCACACAAACCAACGTGAACAGGATGCAACTTCCGATATTTCCCCATACCAGATAAGCGATTCCCAGACACACTAGATTGGATGATGTCTCCCAGGAGAGTGCCTTGTAAATCGTTCTCTTAGTTTTCATTTATCACCCATCCAGTCAAATAGGTGCCAACGGTTGTCGCTCCACTCAGTAATGTCCCAATCACGTACTGCGTGACTACCACATGAAATGAAATCCAGATACCAAAACATCTTATCCCATCGGGAAAATATCATGTTGTGCGGAATCATTCCGAAGAGCCAATTAGGAGCTTGCTTCTTACCTTGCTCTACGTGAACGAGAATTGGTTTCTTTTCCTGATTGGCCCAAGTGATCTCTTCGTAAGACCCGCAGGCGTGGATATCCATATCAAGATGCACGATGAGGAAGTCTGCAAGATGGACCATGCGCAGGTCAACGCGCCTTATCCATTTCATTTCCTTAGTGACGAAATCGAAGTTTCCACGTAGCTTCTCGGAGTTTAGAAGCTTCCTGGTTTCTGGAGTCTCTACTCCCTTTCGAGTTGGCTTGTTGCAAGGATCGAGGAAGCGCAAACAGTAGTGTCTTAATTCATTCTGAACATCGACACGCCAGCCTGCCCCGCCGTCCACGGCGCGATCCATTGGGCCGCAGAGATAACATCTCATGTTTGCGAGTCGGTTCATTCGCTATACTCCCGGAGGTCTCCGTTGCGCCAAATTGCCTTTTCTTCAACCACGTCCATGATCCTACGTCGCATCTCAGTCTCTGCGTCTCGTAGTACTGCCAAGGCTCGACTCACGGAATGGTACGACCACCCCTCCTCGGGCTTCAGGGTAGTGGCAACTATTCGAGTGATGATGTAGTTGACGATACCGGGACGCTTCAGAACGTCGGGCTCCATCATTACTATCTGCTCCGTCAATTCGTGAAGATACCCGTTGATTCTCGCACGCTGTTCACTCTTGATGTACGGCATTCTTTTCTCCAAAATCTCTGGACCAGGAATCGTAAACTTCCGCGAATAATACCCCCCAGGGGCCATCATGCGTGTAGGCTTGCTGAATGGCCAGCACATGCGCCCACTCGTGGATTAGTGTGTCCATCTGACCAACGCGGGGCTGATTAGAGCCAACTCCAATGCGATATTCACCCGAGCCATTAAATCGAGTTATACCGCAAGTTTTCTTCATTGGGTATCTTCGCACGATTACCTTGCCGTTGACGGGGAATGTTTTCCTTAACATACCGATCAATTTTCGCCACTCTTTCGTGTTCATTACATGCCCCCATCATCCCCCGAGACTTTTTCGTAGAGATCGTAATCGTCGCAATCTATCTCCGACTCTACTGCGATTTGATTCTTGAGGATTTCGTGGAGATAACCCGAGGCGTTGAAGATCACGGCCGCAAGCGATTCCTCCAGTAGATCGTCGCTCCTGATACGAGAATCACGATGTCTCAACCACACGTCCATGAAGTGACGCCACATGGATTTCATATAAACGTCAAGGGGAATACCCTTTTGCCAGTTGTCGCTATCGCGCAGTTTACCATCGGCCTGCACGCGATGCTTGTTGAGGTACTCAGCGTAACGCTTCAAGACGAGTGGACTCAGGAACCCTTCGTAGTCCAGCTTGGAGATATCAGTGTCCCGTGTCGCCCCAGTGTCGAATGTTCGCATACTCTTCTCGACCTTCCTTTCTATTTCCTCTTCGGTGGCGTAAGGAAAATTGGAGTGGCTAATGTCATTCCGTATCGTCGATCAATGACGATGAATGTTTGAGTCGGTGCTTGGTATTCTGCCTTGATGAACAGACTATACTCACTGTAGCCCATTAGGCTTCCACAAGATACCCACTTAGGATAGCCAAGTAGGAAGGTGTGCCAGTGTCCGAAAATATCAAAATCGGCGGGACTAACCTTATCCCATTGTGAGATAGACTTGTTGACTGGTATGGTGAGTCCCCCGACACCTCCTTGATATCGCAACCCATCCCCATGATGGAAGCGGACTTTCCTACCCATGATCGTCTGAGTGTTGTGGTATCCATCCCCGACGTAGAATGCGACTCGCTTGTGTCCTTCATACAGTTTCTCCAGCGTCTTATACAAGAGCCACTCGTAGCTGTTCTTGGCGCTCGTCTTGATTCGCATCTTCTGAGTTGTACGACCGTGATTTCCGCAAGAGGTTGGAATCGCAATCGGCAACTTCGTTTCCTTGAGTAGCATGTCGATGCCAGAACAAATCTGATCGCGCAGAAATACGCATGTCTCAGTGGGACTTAACTCGTTAGTCTCAGACAGGTCCTCATGGATACTACCGGACATGAGATCGCCAAGTAGCGGGTGCCAGATTTCGACAACAGGAGCAAGGTGATTCTGCCATTCAATCAATTCGATGATCTTGGAATAGAATCGCTTAATGCGATACTCGGCTTCCTTGAGATCGAATGAATTTTTTCCGTTTACGGCATTCTTGAATACATGCTCTTCGACGTGCCAATCGGAGGCTGGCACAACAACGGCAACACCTTCGGATTTCGACCTCTTCATCGACTCAAATCGTCGCATCGCTGGTTCGCCGGTGATGGACAGCAACGCATCTAGGCGTTTCTCTGACTCAACGGCGGAAGCTATGATTCGTTTGTTCTGCTTCCTGAGCGAAGCAGCGTCATCAGTTGCCTTAGCGAGCTTGACCTCGACGGGCACCTGTTCGGCGTTCGCAACTAGCTCTTGGGGTTTACGTCTTGGCATTATACATTTCCCTCATGGTATCCTTGATGGTAGTGATACCAACAAGTAGGTGTAATTCGTTCTTTAGCGCGCAGGAAACGGAGTGGAAGGTCGAAACTCCAGTCCGTTTCATTGCCTCGATAACTTCTTGGATATACAGCCTATCTTCACGAGAGAGTTTATCTATCCAATTCACTGGCTTCGTTCGACTAACAGCAACATTTACTAATTCTTGGGCGGAAGTTCTCTTCATTGGATTCTCCGGGCTATTTGATCCTTGTAATCTCTATCATAACTCGCGGGTTGTCTTTGTCAACAGCCAAATCGGGCATTTCGCGTTTCATGTGATGGATGTCGTCGTCGGCCACTAGCCCGGCGTCCACTATCCCGTCGTATACGGCCTTGAGGGACCCGGCAGCGTTGTCAGGATCGAATCTATTGCGTCCCTTCTTAAAGAACGTAGCTTTTACCCCCACGACTCCCCACGGTGCAGAATCGACACCCTCGGCCTCTACGGCCTCGCGGGCGAGGCGACGGTATTTCTTAGTCGCCGCTGCCTTCATCATCCTCCCTCCGATACTTCCGATTGTGCAGTTGGGGGATAGGATTGCATTTGGAAGAGGCAGGGCAATGGTTATTGATTCGGGCGTCATGCTGAGATATTTTCTGCATAGTTGGATGCAGTCCAGTACCGAGTCACGACAGCCTTGGAAATCTTCTCATGTTTTATTGCAATCTCTCCACCCTCCACTAAATCATCTAGGAGTTTGTTGCGTTCGTCCTTACGTAGAGATTGCGACATGCGAGTAAGTTCACTCTTGACACATCCGACACTCCCAAATGACTCCACGATTTTAATTAGCTGTCTCTTCCGTAAGTCCGTTTCTCCAGTCACGATCTCCGGGACGATGGACATTCCGAAATCGAGGAGTATGTATCTCAGTAATCGGCAGGCGTAATCCGCGATAGGTTCAGTTACTACTGGACTATCATAATTATTTCCGCAAGCGACTATTAGGGCGATCCGCCTTGCGTTCTCTTCCGACTTAGCCCACAAGCGAATCAGAACAGGGAATTTCCTCCCATATTCCGTAGCTTCGTTGTCGAACTCAACGAACAATCGCTCCGCTTCCTGAGTCGTTAGCACAACCATTTGATCCGGCGGTTGAACTCCACCAGAAGGATTTACGAATTGAGAAATAGCCGGGACTCCAGGAGGAGCCATAGAACGCAACTTCCATGCCGAGACCTGATCTATGAGTTGTTGTGGAACTGCCTTTTCCTTTCGGCCTCTTTGCTTCTTGGTATCAGTTGGGGCTCGAAATACTAGACACCTACTAAGCCATCCATCCTGCAATTCCATCGGGGAAAGCCCGCTTGTGAACCTCTCTATCGTAGAAGTTCCGTAGACGCTACAGCACGGCTGGACTATGACTCGCTGCTTGTCTTGCTCTGCGTATTCTTTTCCAAGATAGATATTCCCAGCGGACGAGTATAGCTTCATCAGGAGCGATACGATCTGCGCGTGATGCTGACTGATCCCCGATTTAATGTGGGCAAGCAAGTGACCGATCTCGTCCCACATGAAGAGTGTCGCCGGTTCCTTTGACACGCGGTATTCGATTGCAGAATCAGATGCAACGTCATCACCACCCAAAATTGAAGTACAGCCCGATTGGTTTGCCAGCCTTCGGATTTGATTCATTGCATGGGCCTTGCCCGCACTGGATGGTGCAACACCCATGCAATACAAGTTTGTACGGCTCCCCAATTCGTCACGTACCTTCCTTCCGAATAATGCACCTAGAAAAGCCAGGGCACACGCTAGAGAAAGAAATGGCTGTTCTTTGATTGCGGTTGCGTTTATCCATGAACAAATTTCTCCGAGAAGTCCAGGGGGTCGAATTAGGAATTGATATTCCGTCTCAGATGATATAGGTCCAGGTTGATGTAATATAACTGCGTTGCTATCACGCTTAGTTTGCAGTAGCATTGGTACGTCAATAGCAACATTGCAATCGCTGACACTGAGATAAGAACTGTCATTTAGCAGCCATCCTTTTTCGTGTTGTGGTATTAGTTTCTTGGCCTCTGAAATCTTACGTAGAAAATCTCGGTTGTCTTTTGGATCGCTTAGGTCCCACGGCGGGACGCAATGAGGATTATATTCACGTACCAGTAAGTCGTATGCGTCATTGTCGCCAAGAAGAAACCCGTGGACCAATGCAGTCGCAGCCCACAGAAGTTTATTGTGCCCGCACGATCCCTGTATAGCGGGGTCGCACATCGAAAGATACAAACTAGCCCTTTGTAAAACATTGCTGCTATCCTTACTGGGGGTTTTTATCGGCAGCGGAACGTCTTTGATTCCACTGGACCACGGAGTTTTTGTTGATGGTCGCATGAATTCAGGAAACTCCGATAACCCGATCTCCCACGGAGCCTGTCCGCTAGACCAAGCGTAAAGCCCTCCATTTGGATGCGTACTTGGTGCAAGGACAATATAATACCCTTCGCAACGCACATCGACACCAGGACGAAAGCTATTGCGATTAGCGGGGGCAACATCAGCACGGTATAGATAGTGTTTGCCGCCTCTCGGAGTGTCTTGGCAAACGGTTGCAGGAAGAGCAGGAAACTCTTTGAGCGAGTTGAAGCCATTGATGTCATCCTTTATGTCGATGTCGAGAACGTAAACGCCACTTCCTGATCCGCAGGCTAGCCCGATATTTGCACTCGGCCACTTGCCCCACCAACTACTAATTTGTGCAGAATTAGTAGTTGCGTCTTTGCAACCGTGAGGAGTAATGGGAGTTTTCTGACCGGGGGCTAGCGGAAACACTCGCCATCCGAGTGATGCGTAGTATAACGCAGCATCCATGAAGCCACTCATCCTGCATTCTCCGCAATCGGCTTGTTGTAGTCTGTTACCTCGAAATACTTCCCGTTCTTTCGGACTGTTATTGTGTGTATCTGCTCTATTAGATGCTGAGACACAAACAAGTCGCTCAGGACTTCGTTGACCGTGAACTTCGTGCCCCTTGGCGCTGAGTGAAAACGACGCCACCATGCCTGAGCAAGAGCGCCAGAAGTGCCGGAGTGATCGAGGCATACCCAGTGACGAAACATTCGTAGGCCGCAACGGAATTGCAATCTGACGGAATCAGGATTGCCCGGTTTCTTGTGACGGCTGACATAAATGGTATCTACCTTCAGTGTTTCTGGTTCGTTGGATAGGATCGACCGACGTGATGCTTTCGTTCCGTGCATCCTCTTCTCTTTCTCTACGGCCTCTATTCTTTCTACTTCCCTCTTGGGAATTTCCCAGCCGCAATGAGGACAAGCCCGCAACGCTCGACTGAAAACTTCGCGGCACTGCTGGCACACTGCTTCTACTACGCGCTGACCACCAAGCAAGTCAATAGGCCCATGCTCGTCAATGCAGCCAGCAAAATCAAGAACGAGACAATCAGATTTCCCTGGGTGTAGTCGTAATCCCCGACCAACCATCTGACTGAATAAACCAGCAGACAGAGTAGGTCTAAGAAGAACAATGCAATCAACAATAGGAGCATCGAATCCCTCTGTTAAAACATTGACATTGCAGATGGCGTGAATGCGACCAGCCTTGAAGTCCGAGATTATTCCGTCACGGTCACGCGGACTGGTTTTACTTGTGATGTACGGTGCGTAGACGTTGCGGCTCGCAAGTGCTTTCGAGACTTTTTCTGCGTGGGAGATATCGACGCAATAGAAGATCGCGTACTTCCTATTTTCTCCGACAATAATTCGCACAGATTCGGATACTGCCGCCTCCACAATAGACTCAAGATTCGTGGCCTTAGCGAGAGAATTAACCTTGTAATCTCCCCCTGAATATCTCTCGACTTCGCTAAGGTCTGGTTGCGAGATTCCGACTTTCGATCTGAGGTTGCACAAGTAGCCATCTTTGATTAGCTCCGTTATCTTGGACTCATAACACAGATGAGTAAGGATATGGTCAGGGTGACACAACTGACCGCCAGCCATGCGCCAAGCTGTCGCTGTCCACCCAATAACTCGTAAGCTGGGATTGTAGCGGCGACAGCCGCTAAGGAAAGTGCGATACTTACCTTCCCCCGAGAAAGGAATCCGGTGAGCTTCGTCCACGAAGATGAAGTCGAAGGGGGCGAACTCGCCTGATTTTTTGTAAATTGAGTCGATTGATGCGAAGAGAATTCGCGCATCGAAGTCTCGTCTACCCATCCCTGCAGAAAAGATTCCGGCGTTGTTTTCTCGAAGATTCCCCACATCCTCTCCGCGAAGATGCGTGCATTCTCCGCCTGCGTTTCCTCCACCCATTCTTCCAACGCTTCCAATGTACGCCGTTGTGAATTTGTCATAATTTTGTTGAACTAGTTCCTTTCTGTGTGCTAGGATGCACCCGCGAACACTAGGAGTCTCGGCCTGCCATTGGTGAACCAGAGCCGCCATCATCACAGACTTCCCTGATCCGGTTGGTGTACTGACACATGGGTTTCCCTTCTCTGAGCATACGAAGTTATGAACTGCGTTTATGGCTTCAATTTGGTACGGCCGAAGGATGAACGTCATTTTGCGAACGAATCTCTAGTTCTGTACTCCGGCCTATCTCCGCGCATGATAGCAAACCTATACTCCATGTACCACTTCAGCCATTCCTCACCCTCTTCGAGGGTGAGTTGCCTTGGGCCTGACTTCGGCGGATCGCCAGTTTCTTCTATCTTGATTACCTTCGCCATTGTTATCTACCCTCACAGATTCCACGTTGCATCGAACTAGGAGAAAAAGATTCCCAATCGTCCACGCTGAAGCCTTCATCGGCGGCATTCGCGCATTCGTTATGGGCACACAAATGCCACATTCCGCCCTCTTCGTCGTTTCCTGATCGGAAACTGTATTTTTCTCCGGGAAGAATATCCTCTCCGCAGAAAAAGCACTCATGCACAATTCTAGCTTTTCGTTGCACGTTTCGGAGTAGTGCCATTATTCAATTCCCTCCCTTATTTCGCAGTTGCAGGAACCAATTTGGGTCATTTCAGTCCATACGATAACGGCTACGCTTCCATGAAACTCGGCAGCACGGTAGTTGAATCCTTCGCATTTGGCGGTGGGTTTCAGGGCGTCGATATTCTGATTGTATCGCCTCCACCACTCAGCTTTCAGCAATCCCAGCGCCCCCTTCCACACCACTCTGGATGTGTCCTCCGGGTAGTTAGCAAGGATGTCGTTGGGGTTACAAGCGGTCGGAACTGCTGCAAATAATTCCTCTGCGGTCTGCAGGAGCGGGTTGTGGCAAAGTTCCTTGGCAGCACACCACGAACACTCGAAGTAATCTGGTCGGTTTGATATTCGATCCGGTGGCTCCGCGTCGTTAATGACATGCCAAGCTCTTGTCATTAAGGCGTCAAACTCTTCTTGATTGAATCGAACACGCTCTGAATACAAGTCGTCAGTGTCCTTGCACTTAGCCAGATACAGAGCCCGAGTCATTCCCGATAGACCCATATACAGCATCATCTGCGCGTAGTGCTGCGGCTTAGATTGCTTGACGCCATCCTTCGCTAATTTCGTGAAGGACTTTGTGTTGTGCGTCTTGAACTCTAGGACGTGCCAAGTCTTAGGTGCCTCTGGTATGCCGAGGACGCAGCCGTCCATGTGGCCGGAGAGCTTGCCGTTAAGCGCCGACACAGAGAACTGCTTTCCGCTCTCGTCAGTCTCGTGGACTTCACAACCTATGTCGCGTAGGTCTTTGCAAAGTCTAGCTTCCTCTGCGTCACCAGTCTCGAAGAGACGGTACATCCTACCGTCGAATTGCGACTTACACATCTTGCGGAACTTATACCACAAGTAGCGTTCGCAAACGTGACCGATCTCCGAGCATCCCAGATATCCGCGATCTGGTTCTGCGTCCCCTACTTTTTTGTAGTGGTCGAAGATTGCGACAACTGTGGAGGAAGTCTTGGGTAGGTCTATAGCTGTCATTTCTTTTCCTTAACTGAGACAGCGATTTTCTTGGGTGTGACAACCACCTTGCCGTTAAGCATGGCGGCTCCCTCTGGATCGTTAATGAGATACCATTCGTATCCAACAACGTCCAACTCTCGTGTCGTCTTAGTCTTAACCGGAGCGGGTTTCGTTGCCTGATCGAACTCAGTCTCAATCGCCGCACAGTCGGCTTTGTAATTGAATCCACGCTCAACAGTGACACTCGATCCGTCGCTGAGCTTGACTGTTTTCTGCCCGCGATCTGGTCCGGGTATCAACGCGGCTATCTTCTCTTCGATGGCGATACGGCCAGACTTAACTGCGTCCTCTTGTTTCTTGGCGAGTAAGAGATGTCGAACTAGATACTCAAGGGAATCGTTTGGCTCTTCCATAGGAATCTCCGGTAAGGGTGCGTGCGATATGGCTGGTTACGGGAGTCCGGCCTCGACTCGATTCCACAGGGCACTAGTCCCCCAGCCATATCGCTCACATCCGTGCGAGCTTAATCTACCTTGCCCAGGGCGGCTTAATGCCAGCGGGGGACTGCCCAGCGGGAGGACACGGCGTCATGGGAGGCTGCGGGGCAACGTATTGCTGCGGCGGCGGCGCAGGGGTCTGCGGAATCCCAGGAGCAGCAGCGGGAGCCGTTGCACTGTATGTCCGTACTTCGTTCTGTTCATCCTTGACCTTGACGTGAGCAATGCAAATCTGATTGACAAGCTGATCTGTGTCCGAGATTGACGCGAGTCCGACAGCTTGACCGAGGGCAGCGAGAGAACGCAGTCCAATCTCAACGCATTGAGCGTTGGGATTTTGGATGTTGATTCGATCCCATACCTTGCGATTCTTGAACGGTCCATCGAGAATCGACAGGGTAAGTTCAACGAAATGACCTGTGTGGGCTTTCGTTTCCTTGACGACAGCCTTTTCGACCATCACTGGATACTTGCCGGGTGGAACTGCGGCAAAGTCACTCTGCGGCTCGACACTGTGGGTATCGAACCCACCACCGAGAAACTGCTGAACGTCACTCATTGAAAGACCTCTCTTCTAAGGGAAATGTGAAAGCTACTTCGCCATGGTAGCGGAAACCGCGTCCATAAAATTAGCCCAAGACAACGGAAGCTCGTAAGGAAGCTGGCCAAAAGCACCCCGGCCACCGCCGGGATGCGACGGGCGTTTCTGAGTGTATAGGAAGCGTGAGCCGCCCGTTATGTCTATGCCGCGATGTTTCTCTTTGTTGAATCCAACTTCCTCTGCCTTTACGACGACTTTCGTGTTGCAGAACAAGATGAGATCGCTCCAGCGGTAGAGAAGATTCGCGGCCTTTTCGTTGATGTCGAATTGATAGGTGTCATACGACGGTCCGCAAGGGTCATCGAATCGCTTCACCTTGACGTGCCCGACGATGATTGACGCCATCCCTCTGGCTTCGCGCAATGCGTCAAGCGAATCGGTAATCTGACGCCAGCGAGCGAGAGCTTCAGTGTAGCCCTTTCCATATCCGCCGCCCACCTTTTCAATGCCAGCGACCCCACCCTCTTTTCTGCATACGTCATCCCAAATCACTGGCTCAAGTGTGCTGGCCGAGTCGATGACGACAGTATGATTGTCATGCGATTCTAGGTACAGATTCTTGAAGCACTCAAGAAGATCGTCGAAGCTGCGGACGACAGGAAACTTGTTCACGTTGATCGAATCAATGCCCTCTTCTCCCTTGATCGGAACAAAAACGGGCGAATCGGAGCCTGCGGCGAATGTAGACTTGCCGATCTTCTCAACTCCGAGGAGTACAATACGCGGGGCTTTGTTGCAGACTCCGCAAGAAACTGACGCGATGTTAAAGGGCATTATTCCCTTCCTTATTGGATGATGGCGATGATCATTTTGCAAATCGCAGTGTCATCATCACCTGACACTAGATCGACTGCCGAATCACGAATGGCGTTGACTAGATCGTGTCCTATATCTCGGTGGTCCTCTACATCACCATAGATTATGTCATCTATGGTTGCGATGAACCGCTTCTCTTCTTTCGTGACTAGATAC